GCCGTCCTCCCGGCGCTTGTAGACCAGCTCCAGCCAGCTCCAGCCAAACAGGACGCACGTTAGCGCATCCTCGAAGGCGTCCTCAACAGTCTGGCTCATATCGTCGAGGCATTCCTGCAAGAACTCGGCGGTCCGCACGTCCTCCGGATCCTCGCTTTCCGCCTCGATGTACCAGGACGCGGTGCGGGACAGCATCACCAAAGCGCTCCACATTGTGCGGATCGTGGGATCGCGGCGCCGGATCTCGTCGTAAACTCCGTAAGCGTCCGGCCAAATCAGCTTGCTGGTGTAGCCCTCCATCACTTGCCCGGAGAACGACGCCAGGCCGGACTTTCCGATTTCCTCTATCAGCGGTAGTTTTACCATCGCGACCTCTTCTCTTCGCCTAACTCATTGAATAAATCCCACCGACTAGCCTGGGTAGCATCGTCCGACTGGAGCTCCCCAATACCCGGTGCGCGCTTTCTCTCTATGTGCATTATAGCATATCGCAGCGCATCCGCCCCGTCATCGTCCTCTTTGACCGGCATTTCCTTGCCCTTGGTCGCCCAGACATAGGCGGGCAGTTCGTCTTCAATCTGGTGCGGCTCCTGAGCTTCTATCAATGCCTGATCCGGTTGCCTCAGCGAATCGCGCACAAAGAAGAGACGCTGCTCAGCCAGCCGTTTCTTGACTGCGTTGATGCCCGGTATCACGGCATTATCAGCGCCAAAGGCATTCAGCCCAGCGCTCCTGAACTTGTCAATGTAGGCCGGCTGCGACGGATCGCAGGCGAAAGCCTCAATGCCAAACTCCTCGTTCAGCTCTACGGCCCGATCCTTCCACCAATCGTCGCGCCTGCCTGTATGGTAGAGCTGGGCCACCAGATACATCACGCCGTCACCGGTGAGCCCGAAGACGCCGATAACGCCAGGATGTCGATAGCCCCAGTCAACGCCAGCCACATAGCGGGCGAACTCCTTGGGCGCCTGATTAGCATAGATCCGGTGGATTGCCTCATCATACTCGGTATAAATCGCCCCCTCCGCCTGTGCTGGTTTGCCATAGCGCAGGCGCTGCTTGCGGACACCGGTGAGCGCATCCAGCACCGCCATCGTGCGCTTGCCCTGCTCGGTGATCTCGCCGGTCTGCTGGTCGAATAGTTGCGGGTTCTCCTCGTGCTTCGAGTAGAACATCCGCAGGCTGGCCCGCTGATACATCCAGTGCGTCGGATAGGCCGGGTTGGCATCGCCAATGGTCTGCGAGTAGGGCATATTCCCGGCTCGCCCGGTTGTGCGCGTGGTGATCGTCTCCCAATCCCCTAGCGTCAGCTCCTCGGCCTGATTAACATAGACGATATCATGCTCTGCCGACAAGATCTTTCCAGCCTTGTCCAGGCCGGCCAGCCATATGCGGCTGCCGTTGGGATAGTCAAACCACGCGGGTTTGTTTTCCCCGCCGTATGGTTTGACGCCCCAGATTTCTGGCTGCCCGAGCAACACCTTGTTCTTGTAGGTCTCCAAGACTGTGGCATAGATGCTGGTCTGTGTCTTGCGGGCAATGACAATACTGGCATTGGGATAGTCTTCTCTCTGTGCAATACAGTGCAGCTTCCAGAGCGCGGAGATCGTCTTGCCGGTTTCGGCAGGGCCGTGGATGATAGCCTCTGGGCCAAGATACATGGCGAACTCGCGCGCGCCGCCATAGAATGTGAACATTGGTTTTTCCACGTTAGAAGTCCTTGTTAGGATCGAGCCCGCCGATCCCAACGGCCTCCAGGCGAATTGGCCCCCCGTCCTTGCCGGTGAGCTCCAATGGCTGCGGCACCTTCCCGAACGCGATCTCTACAAACGCCCGCTGCAGGCGCGGGTCGCGGCTGATGGCCCACTTGCGCATGATGGCCTCAGCGGTCGTGACGCTGTGCCCGTTGATGACAATAGTCACGCCGTCCGCCGTCTTTACCTTCTCGTGCGCTATCTGCTGAGCCAGCGCGCGCAGCGCGTCGAAGGACTTCGGGCGCCCTTTCCTGTTGATGCGCGGATCCCCCTTGACGAACGGCTTTAGGTTCGCGGCTGCGTTCGGGTTGTTAGCCATCACAGATCCATCGTTGTATCACAGTCATCCTCTACCCCATCAGCTCCGGCGTGCCGTTGGTCAAGTGCCTATTGCTTCTGTTCATGAAAGATGCTATAATTAGCATATGGTAGATCAAAGATTGATCGTTTTTCCATTCACCGGCGCCCACGGGTTCATCCCCAAAGGCGCCGAAACTTTTGTATGGAGGTGAGTCATGTCTGTTCTTTACGTTCCCAAGGGACGCGCTCGTGAGTACGCCCCATTGGCCGTCAATCATTACAGCGGATGTACCCACGGCTGCCGGTACTGCTACGTGCCGACGATTCCGCCGTACAAATTCGCGGCGGATGCACGCGTCGCCTTCCACGGCGACGCCCAACCGCGGCGCAATCTGATTCGCCAGCTGGAGGCCGATTGTCGGCGCGAACCGGGCAACGGCCAGCGCGTCTTGCTCTCTTTCACCACAGACCCCTATCAACCCGCCAATGATGTCTGTGGCCTCACGCGCCAAGTGATCATAGTATTGCGCGCCCACGGCTACAACGTCCAGATCCTCACCAAGGGCGGACTGCGCTCGCTGGTGGATCTGGACCTGTTCACCAAGCGCGACGCATACGCCGCTACGCTTACCCTCATCTCCGACGAACACACCCGCCGATGGGAGCCGGGCGCAGCTTCGTTTAGTGAGAGAGTATATGCCTTGCACGCCTTCCACGAGGCCGGTATCCCCACCTGGGCCAGCCTGGAGCCCGTGCTCAATCCTGACAGCGCCATCGAAATCATTCGTCAGACGTACACTTTCGTGGGCCTGTTCAAGATCGGCAAGCTGAACCACCACCGACTCGCGGAGCGCATCGACTGGGCCAGCTTCGCCCTGCGGGCCGTGGCGCTGTGTGTGTCCCTGGGCCAACCGTATTACGTCAAAGACGACTTGGCTATGCATCTACCCGCCGGGGCTCTAGGCCCATATCACATAACCGCTGCAGAGTTAGAGCAACGTTCGTCGGTTCGATCTCTACCCCAACGCACCGACGTTCCAATTGTTCAGCAGCAACCATCGTTGTTCCCGATCCAATGAACGGATCATAAACGTCGCCGCGTAGGCAATCGCCCACGAGAAGCCGCACCCAATCGAGCGGTTTTTCGTGCTTATGTCCATCTTCGCCGTGCAGCCTCGTTATCCCCATCTGGAATACGTCCGATAAGTGTTTGCCGCGCGGATCGGGCTTAAACTGATATTCGCCCCGCGTGTTCTTGACCGTGTGTGCCTCCAGCGGCTCGCCATAGTGCGCCCCGTCGAACTCGAAGTCTCCGAGCTCTCCGAACCACAGCGCCAGCTTGCCGCGCCGCAATGGGCGATTCGGCGTATACCACGACGTGACACAATCCCACGTGAATATCCATGCGGGCATCCCAAATAGTTCGATTGCCCCCGCTGCCCGGTAGCCATCCGCAAATGCCAGCACGCCCCGCCACTCGCACGTGAAGTTGTCCAGGTCAATTTCAGCATCCCACGGCGGATCGTAAACCAGATTGACGGGCAACTCACCCAATGCGCTTACATCTCCGGTGCTGTCACCGCACAGCAGCAAATGGCGCCCGATCTCCCACGTTTGACCCAGCTCGATGCCCCACTTCTCGCGCAACTCCTCAGCTCGGTCAACCTGTGCGCCGGGGTCTTCCTGCGGTTCCTCCTCCTCAGCCTCCAGCATCAGCGCCAGATTCGCCGCGTCATCGTTCCAGCCGCGCAGCTGCCCCTCGTCAAGCCCCCAGCCTTTGAGCACCGCTGGCTCCCACGCGGACAACTGCTCCCAGTCCCACGAACCGGTAGCGCCTGAATGCAGGAACACGACCAGCTTCTCGCGTTCCGCCTCGGTCAGCGCCCGCGATGACACGCGCACATCGACCTCATACTCTGGCCCGTAGCGGACACAGGCTGCCCACACGTTCGACCGCTGATGTCCGTCCAGAATCTCATCACCCGGCCCGATGGCGATAGCGTGAATCTGCCCGAATTGGTCGAGCGATTCCGCAAGCCGCGCCGCGTCAGCGTCCTTGATCTGGCGTGGGTTACGCGTCCACGGCACCAAGTCCGATAGCTTGCGCGTGCTATTGGTCCAGGTGAGATCGCTCATTCGCTATC